GGGTTCCGGCGGTACTTGGTCGGGAGTGCGCGCTGAAGGCAATTCAGCTTGTGGAAGGTGATCGTCCGGTCCCCGGCATCGGCACCCGAGAACCCGCCGCCGTTCAGGATGTGCCCTTGCTGGAGCTGGCGATACCACATATCGCGCGCTCCCATGACGCCGTTGTTCACGTTCGATGGATCGGTGTAGCTCCCGTTCGTGTTCCCCATCCACGCGATCCGCTCGGTCTCGTTCGCGATCGTCTCGGCCGTCATCCGCATGATCTGCTGCTCCAACTGCGGGCCGGTGATCCCGTCCTGCAAGTCGTCATCGCAGAGGAAGAACTTGGCGTCGAGACTGATGGTCTTGAGGCACTTGTTCGTGTTCGTGATCGAGACCGATTCGGTGGGGGTCTCGTTACAGGTCGCGAGCCGGAGGATGCCGCTTGAGAGATTGATGAAGCGGATCGTCTGCTCGTTCGTGGTCATGCGCTCGACCGACGCCTCGCGGAACATCTGGGACTCATCGACCACGTAGTCAATGAGCCGGTCTGCCTCCTCGGGCTGGATCAAGCACGGAGCGACGGTACGGAGCAGGAACTTTGCCTGCTCGTACTTCGTGAGGCGCCGACCCTCGGTCACCGATGACGGTGCCGCGAGCAGCGCGTGTCCTTGGGATAGCACTTGCGTCCCCTCCTTGGAACTTCCGGCACGGAACGTCCCTGTCCCGTGATGCCCGGGGTGGTTTCCCTACGTACGCGCGAGCGCTCGCCGGCTGCGAAGGTGCGCGCAGACCTCGTACACGTTCTTGGCAAGGAATGACGTCCCGTTGAACATCTTGACCGACTGCTCCATCGAGTCGCAGTAGGTCGGGACGTCCGTCGGTTCGCCGACAAACTTCTTGGCTTCCTCGAGATCGACCCCGAGGGCCCCGAGGAAGGCGCCGAGCCGCTTCTCGGCAAAGATGTGCCAGCGCTGGCCGGGCGGGTGCGTCACCTTTTCGGCGTAGCACTTGGCCAGGAAAGCGACGGTCTCGGGGTCGCGGGCGATGAGCTGATCGGCCCCCGAGAGCCGCACGTCGGAGAAGAACTTGGGCGGGCCCTGCGGGTCCTCGTCCACGTGCATCGACTTGAAGTAGGTCGCACTCATGGGGGTCGCTCCTTATCGCCGGGCGATGCGGGGGAGCCCGCCGCCGTTACGCGCCGCGTTCCGCTCCGAGGTCGTGACGGGCGCCCCGAGAATGGTCGAGTACTCGACCGGCGTACCGCTCGAGGCGGTGGCGACCGCCTTCGACTGGAGGAGACGGTTCGGAGGCGGGGTCGCAGCACTCACACGCTTCGGCTCAGCCGAGGGTGCCGCGACACCGGCACCCACCAGATCCGGCAGCTCGTTGTCGCCGGGCTCGTCCATCGCCGGGCCGCCGCCCGTGAGCGCTGCCACGAGCTCCTGCACGGTCGCCTCGAGCCGGGCGATCCGGTCATCCGGGGTAGGAGCCGCCGGGATCGGGGCCCCGGCCGCGGCACCATCCTTGGCACCATCGGCCGGGGCAGTCGGCGCCGACTTGGCAGGCTCCATGATCGGATTCCCGGAGCCCTGAGGCGGAGCCGCGGGGGCGGGCTCAGCCGCGGCTGCCGGGGCAGCGGAGGCGGTGGCCGGCAGGGTAAAGCCGGCGAGGCCCGCCAGCGCGTGGATCATCTGGCCTTGCTGCTCGATCACGAGCCGCAGGTCCTCCCGTGACTTCACTTGCTCAGACATGAGTCCCTCCACGCGGGACTCCACGCCCCGCAGATACTCGACCAGCTTGCGCCCGGGGCGCGGCTCACGGATTCCCAAGAAGCGCTTGAAGAGCGTGCGCCAGCGGTTCTCACCCTGGAATTTGACGGCCGGCGGACCCGTGGGCTCTACCTTGAGCGACTTCCCCAGCCCCAAGCTCATCGCCGCCGCATTGATCAGGCCCTCGGGTTCAGTCCCGTCGGGCACAAGGATCTTCGTCTCATCGTTCGGGTCGCCGAACTCGCCCCGCACCATCTGGCAGGCCGAGACCGCGGCGTCTTCGGGGAGCCCCATCTCGGTCGCTTGCGTCAAGCAATCGGCGAGGCTCCATTCGGTAGGGGTCGAGGGCACCTCGATTGCCGCCGGCTCGTCCTCGAGCGGCATGTCGGCTGCCATCTCTTCGGGCACCGGCGGTGCGACGTCCTTGCCTTCGGGCACGATCCCGTCGGGGCACTTCCGTCCGCGTGTGATCATCTTTTCCTCCTGCATTGTGAGTTCGCCCCGTGTGATCGCGTCCTCAACATCGGCCAGCATCTTCAAATCGGCGACCGAGGCGTCATGTCCCGCCATGTCGGCCCGGAGGACATCCGTAAAATTGCCGAGCGCATCGGGTTGACCCGCTGCCTCGCAGAGGGTCGGGGTCGGCATGTCGCCGCGAGCGAGGCATTCGGTGTAGTTGACCCCGGGCGCGAGGGTCGGGGAGATCCCCGCCTTGGAGCCGGGCCCAGCCTTGAAGAAGCGCCAGCGGCGTCCCGTGGCAGGCCGATCAACGCCTGCCACTTCCGTTACCTCGCCCGCGATGATCTCGCCCACGTAGTCGAGTTCCTTGGCACCCGAGAGAAGCTCCCTGAGTGACTTCATCCGATCCCCATCTCGGCTGCCGACGGAACCAGGTGGAGCGGCACAACGCCCCACTGGCCCTCGATCGAGTAGCCCGTGAGCCTGCCCGACTTGACTTGCTCCCAGGCTTCGGGGTGCCACTTGACCCCCATGACCCAGGCGCCGCGGGGGAAGTCGGGATCACCCGAGCGGGCGATGAAGGATTCGACGGGTTCCCCGGCCGGGCGGCCGTCTGTCATCTTGAGCCCCGTGATGTGCATCAGGTTCATGCCGCCCTTCCGGGCGATGAACTCGTGCGCCATCTTCCGGACCTCGTCCTCGGTTGCGTACTGGCCCTGGAGATCCACCTCCCAGGGCGCGTACACGACGTCGTAGGTGATCCGCTCCTGCGCCTTCTCGGGCGAGGTCACGAACTTGCAGCCCGTGACGTCCAACCGTGCGGCCGGCTCGGCCAAGGCCTTGACGACCGACTGGCGGATAAGGGCACCGGGGGAGACGTCCGACTGAGCAACCGTGCGGATGATGTCCATATTCCACTGGACCCAGCCTGCGGCCCCGGAGCCGCCCGGGGTCGAGTCCACCATCCGCTTCGGCACCCGGACATCGATGATCTGCTTGTGGTTATTAGGGCGGCCGATCCCGACGCGAACGACAGCGCCGCCGGAGTCCGGGATCACCCGGCTATCGATCCGGTCGTAGAGGTTCTCGGCACCGCGGGACCGCGAGACCGGCACGATCCAGAACCCGCCTTCGGAAAAGACGGGGCCGCCCCACGGGATGCCTTTCGCGTGTGTCGGGGCAGAAACGAAACGGCCGTGGCCCGAGACCGGGGGCCGCATCCCGGCTGCTTGCGGCAACGTAGCGGCCTTCGCTGGCCCGCTGGGAGCCGACGCAAAGCCGTACGCCTGGGCCACGGCTCGCCATGCGACCCCCGAGGCGTAGCGCTTGCTCGCGGGATCGTCGGCCTTGCCGAACATCTGAAAGGTCGTGTCGTGCATCCGGTCGTAGACCTCGCGCCCGTAGGCGGGGAGGTTCGCCGGATCTTGAGTCGCGTAGGCACCGGCGGCCGCCGCCTTCTCTCGGTCGGGATCCGTATCGGTGGGCTCCACTCGGTCCTCCTTCGTTCCTGGGGCGGACTTACCGGCGGCTGCTTCCTCGGCCAGCCGCTCGTTCACCCGCCCAAGCTCGCCGGCCAAGGTCTGTAGCCCGCGCGCATCGGCCGTCCGCGCTCGGCTGGAGATGGCACTCAAGGTCCGGGTCGCCGGGTGCTCACGGCCAAGGGTCGAGCGCGCCCGGGCGGTCGCCCGATCCACGAGCCCTGCCAAGCGCTGCCGGCCGGCGGCCGCTTCCTGCGGGTTTTTGGTACCGGCGACCGCGAGCGCCACCCCGCGCGCGTCGAGCGCATCGTTCGCCGCCCCGCCGGCGCCTTCGGACGAGAACCGGCCGTGATCGTCGCGCACGTATTCGCGCTTGCCGTCCTGCGGGTAATCGGGAGCGCCGGGGGCAGCGGCAGCGTCGGGGGCGGGATCGGTGGCCGGCTCGCCAATCGGGGGCCCGGTCGGGACGATCTGGCCACCGGGTAGCGTGACCTCGTGAAAGTGCGGGTCCTCGGCTTTCGTCCCTTGCACTCGTCCCCCGAAAAAGATAAAAGCCCCGCCCGGGCTTGCGCTCGGACAGGGCTTCTTGAGCCTCGCGACTGGAGATACGTGGCGACTTGTTACGGCACTGCTAGTTGCGTGTCAAGGTTTATTTCGGCTGGCGACTGTGCTATAATTCTGGCCATGATCAAACACCCGCGCGAAGCTCCTCGCCCCGACCTGTGTAGCTTCGAGGACTGCGAGCAAGCTGCCGTTGTGTACTCGCCCGCCGTTGAGGCTTGGGTATGTTCCGCGCACTCAACCGCCGGCTCGTGGAGCGGGCCCGGCGGCCTGGACGACCCAACGCCAGCAGAGGACAAACCGCGATACAGCGCACGCGAGATCCAAGCCGCACGACTGGAGGGGGCGCGCGCGATCTGGCGATGGTGCTATGAAGAAGTCCAATATGAACACAACCACATCGCTGGCCCGGACACCAGCTACGGATATGGCGTCCGCGGTGTGACTGCTGCCCTACTAGGTAAATTCGGCCTGCTGAGCACCGACGAGGCAATGGCCAAGATCATCGGAGAAAGTGTGGGAGGTGATGCGATTGCCGGACGACTCGACAGCGAAGCCGCCGCCGTACATGTAAGTGTGGGCGATGAGGTGTCCGGAATAGACGAAGCTGGCGAATCTATCGGCCAAAGCAGTGGACCCGCAACGCCAAGCGCGGATGCTACACCACCGGCGCAAGCGGCCGAGCCTCCTCGCCCTTACTTCATCGAAGCGAGCGGGAGCACTTTTGTCCCTGGTGCAATGGCCTCCGTGTGCGTGTTGTGCGGGGAAACCATGATGGTCGGAACTGGCTGGGCCCGTTACAAGTCGAAAGCCTACGCGCATTCGGCGTGCGCCTTCGCAAATATCGCGGACTAGCGTTTGCCATTCGTATCGGGCTTGCCGGGCGGTCCGATCGGGTGCTGGATCAGGACGCGCTTCTCTTTGCACCGTCGGCACTGGAGGAAGACGACCCCCTGGGCGCCAGCATGCTGCTCGGGCGTGTCATCGGGGGCGAGGAGCGCGTAGCGCGTCCCCATCGGTAGCTCGGCAATGAGGGCGCCGTCCTTGAAGCATCGCACCTGGACGAGCCGAGCGGCGGGATCCGACTGGGTCGGGGGCTCGTAGCCTTCGGCCTTGAGGCGAGCCCGCTGCCGCTCCAGGCGATCGCGGCTCCGTCCGCCAATCCGCACTCACTCACCACCCTCATTAGCCCTGCTCTCGCTCTCCGCTTTGGCGATGTAGGCGCGGGCAGCTTCGTGCCACCGGTTCTGTCGTTCGATCCCACGCGCTGACAACGGGTCGGCCTCAATCAGTCCTCGCATAATTGCCGACGCCTGCTTGCGCTCCATCTTCTCGCCGCGTTCCATTCCATCCGTAATCTCGAACTCGACGCTACCGCACTTGGAGCACCGTATCCGCTCGGTCGCTGCAATCTCGCTCATGGCTGCTTCTCCTTCGCTGCATCATCGCGCACCACCTTCGGCGGCCGGCCGGGACCACCAGGCCGCCAGACCTTGCTACCCGTCCGCTTCCGCGTGCGCGCCGTGTCCTTCTTGGCACACGCATCACAGGTCCGCAGGTAGTGCTCGCGTGGCTTGCCGCACCGGACACAGCGACCCGTGGCGAGCATACGATCGGCCCAGATGCGGCCCTTCTGAGGCGTCACTCATCCTCCGGAAAGGCGAAGTCGAGATCGTCGGTCGCGGAGGGATCGGGCCCCGTCTGCCGCGGTGGGCGATCAGGATCGGCGAGCCGCTCCCGCGCAAACTGGTCGGGATTGTTCGTCCCGTCCCAGACGTCGGCATCGGAGAAGGCTTGATCTGCCGTCACGACCGGCACTTCATCGCACCCACAATTGCAAACCTGCGCCGCACTCCCGGCGGGATCGAGTGGATGCATGAGCTGCTCGCCGCCGACGTCATAGGGCTCATCGATCGCGCGGATCTGGCCGTGCGCGTCGAAATGATCTTCCCTTTCCTTGCCGTCAAGCGTCGCAAGCCAGCGCTTGAAAGGCACTCCGCTCGCGGAGTACGTGATCCAGCTCGCCTCGCTCACGATCGCACCCGTCTCCGTGCGTGCCAGCAATTCCGATCTGGCTTTCGTCAACCAATCGAACTCGCCCCGTAACGTGCGTGCGACTTCAAACGGCCCCTTGCCCGCGAAATAGAACTCCTCGGCAAGCACCGTCTTCAACCGCTCGAAGACATCATCGGCCACGTTCCCGGCGAGGAGGTTCGCTCGCTGTGCCAGGGCTTCGGCCACGGCCGGGCTCTCCAGGCGAAAAGCCCCCCGTACGCCCAGCGCCCGACGCGCGGCTGTGCCCCCCGCCTCGAACATATCGACGTAGGCGTCATCCAGCGATTCCGTGATCGCGAGCCGAAAGGCGTCTTCATCGTCAGCCATGAGGGAGCCCACGGCCCGGAGCTCATCCAGCTCGAAGATCCCTTGCAGTTGGCGGGTGCGCTCGGGGCCCAGGGGCCGGCCGCCCCGACCTACTGGGCCCTTTGCGCGTTTCGCCTCGGCCGCCAGACGTCGAGTCGCGTCACGGTGGAGCCGTTCCAGAGTCCCAGAGCGAGAGAGAACCTGGGTCACAGCTGCCGCCGTCCGCGAGAAGTCCCGATTCAACGCCTGACGCAGGGCACGTGCCGGCCGGACAAGGGATGTCGGCCGACGCAGCCGGGGCGAATCCAAAGAGGGCGGCTCGGGTAAGCGGCGCGCCGCGGAGCGAGTGGACACGACTATCGCCGATCCCCGAGCCACAGTTACGATCCTTCCAACGCCGAACGCTGGACGTCATCCGAGAAGGTGGCGACTGGTTCACCCGCATCGTTGAAAGTGATCTTGACCAGGCCGCGGCGCTCCCAGTCCTGCCGCACGCGCCTGAAAGCCTCGACCCGGACGGGGCCCGGGCGCACGGTCCATGTCAGGCGCTTTTCCCCGGTGCCATCTACCCACTCGAAAGGAATGCGCTCCTCCCATCCGCTCGAAGTCCGCGGATCAGGGAGGCGTCCGGTCGCCGGGTCGGGATGGCAATCCATGATCAGGTTCGCCTTGGCGTGCGAGCCGTAGCCGCGGGGCGGCTCAAGCTGGAGCATCCAGCCGCATCCCCGATTATCACCAACAAATGGCGGCTCATCGGCCATGCAGAGCGCCATCACGTATTCCCTGCGGGTCGTGAAACTGAACTTGCAACGCGGGCATACAGCCGCCATGAGCTTCGGATCTGGCCGGCCGGGTACTGCACCAGGATCCGATGGCCGTCGCCGAAAGCGGGGATCAGGTTTGAGGTCCACCGTTCCCCGCTGGCAGCTGCGGGCGCGGGACTACGCGATCGCTGACCCGCGTCGTCCCCTGCCGTAGCCGTGTCAACGCGTCCTCCGGTGACTGGCGACTATCGCCCCCACCGAGCCCGAACATGCCGGCAATCCGGGATAGCGTCCCCGAGCGCTGGCCGGGGAGCGCCATAGCACTGCCGGCATCCCCGCCATCACGCGCAAGGAGCCCCGCCGTTTGGAGATCCAAGAGCCGTATCGGGATCGTCGCTTCCTCCGAGTCATCGGGCGGGAAGTCGAGATGCTTGACGATCATCGACGCCCACGCGCGAATGTCATTGATCGAGAGCGCACCCGTGGACGCGACCCCTACGAGCATCGATACTTCCCGCTGCTCGTCGAGAATGTCGATCTCGTCGTACTTGAAATCCACGGCCATGAACCCGAGCTCGTCGAGCATCAGGTCGAAGAAGGCTTCGAGCACCGCTTGCTCGGGGTCTATTTGAGACCGCTTGTAGGTCTCGTCCTGCGATTCCCCGGAGCCCGTACCGAGACTCGCCGTCTCGTTGATCCCGAGCTTCGAGGGCTGCATTCCGTACACATGGATGATGTTGTCCCGGTTCGCGATCTGGTAGCCCGACCACTCCTGATCGCTGGGCTCCCCGCCGAGCTTCTCGAAGACCACATCGTAGCCATCGATCGGGACCCGGAGCGTGAGGGTTCTATGATCCTCGCCCTCGATCATGTATTTCATGTGCTCTTCGATCGTGTTCTGGATCCGGTCGATGATGTTCTCGCGGGTATCGGGATCCGAGAACGCAGCCGAAGACGCCTTGATCATCACGAGCCAATCGGGCATCCCGCGGTTCACGAAGAAGCGCACGTTCCGGTTGCTCGCAAAGATGTTTCCGACGAGCGAATTGAAGGCCGAGACAATCGGCGGGATTCCATAATAGCGCTCGCGCGGGTGGTAAATCTTGAAGTCCGTCAGCTCGCGCTTCAAGTCACCGACCCGCTGCCCCGGGCCCGGTAGCTCACCCGGCCCGAAAGCGCCCTGAATCGTCATGGCCTCTTCGCGGCTCACATAGGCCCACGGGGTTTCGGATTGCAGGGTCGTGGGATCAATCGGCTGGATCTCTGCCCCGAAGCGGCGGAAGAAGGCCGCGGGCCGGCCCATTTCGTCGAGCTGGAGAAAGGTCCGGCCGTCGAGCCCGCGGCGGATCAAGCGCGATGGGATGTGAATCAGCTGTGCGGGCTTGCCTTGTTCATCGCGCACGATCTCATTGTGCGCGTTCCCCGTCGCCTTCCGATCCTTGACCAGGAACTGGGAGAAGGTCGTGAGCGAGACGTGCTGCGCATCAAAGTCGTAGGTCATCCGGTCGAGCATCCGCTCGGCAATGAGGCGCTGCTCCTTGGCGGCCGTATCGTCGCCCGTCGAGGGATTGCCGGGGCTCGTATCGGGGGCCCCTTCGGCGGCGTCGATGAGCGACCAGCCAGAGCACGCGTCGAGAGCAAACTGCCGGATGATCGAGTCGTAGGTATCCGACTCGTAGAGCATGTCGGTCAGGCGGTCGAGATCGAACGGCGGGGTCGCGTACTGGCCGAGGAGCGCTTCCTCGTACTGGCTCGGATCGGCGCGGGAGACGCGTCCGGGCGGGGCATCGGCCTTCGACTGCGCGGCTTGGCTCGCGCGGTGCGCGTCCCGGATCGTGCCCTGGGAGCGAAGCCCCATCAGCGGGAAGGACTTGGGGATCGTCGAGTATTGCTCGGTCCCGATCGAGCGGGTGGAGACCGAGCGCGCTTCGAGTCCCGTCCCGGGGGCAGGGGCGAGGGAGACGGGCGGCATGGCCGGCGAGGCAGGATCGGTTGCGGGAGCGGGAGCCGCGGGGGCGAGCCCTCGGGTGATCACTTGAAGTCTCCTTCCTGCGGGCCGGCGTCCACGAGATAGGCCGCGATATTGGCACGCGCCTTCCACTCGGCCGACACGTCACGGATCGTCATCTGGAGCACCGTCTCCCTCACGCGCGCGGGGTCGATCGCATCGTTGAGCCGACTGAAGTCGATCTTGCCGCCCGACTCGCGCGCCATGCTAGGCCTTCCTCGCCTCACGTCCCGGCACAAGCTCGACCATCTTCGGGCTCGACGGCTTGAATCCGATCGGGCGCACGTGCCGACCTTCAAGCTCCGGCTTGTTCGGCGGCTTCGCCCAATCCGAGAAGCGGATCGAATCGCTCCAGTCCCCAGGGTTCGGGAAGTTGTCGCTGGCGCGCGGCTTCCTCACGGCCCCGTCCTCCATCCCGGCGCGGCCTCGGCAGCTTCCCGCTCGGCGCGCAATCGCGGGAAAAGATCGCTCTGCATCCATGCATCGAGCGCGGCACTGACTGCTTCTTTGTATCCGTACTCGACGGCCGCCCCCGAGTATGGATGGGCGAGCATTTTCTCTTCATCGATGGGCACATCCAAGATCCAGCGATGGATCCCGCGCTCTATCACTACCTGGATCTTGGTCAAGGTCCCGTTCTCCATCCCGGCGCGGGCCCGGGGCCAGGGTGGACGAGGAGCGCTGCCAGGTCCATCGGCTCGACGTGGGCGCCCAGCCGATCCCGATCCAGGGCTAGGATCTGGACGGCCGCCTCGCCTCCCCATATCGACCAGAACCCATGGGGGATCTGGTCCTGAGTCGTGCCGACTTGGTACCGCACATCATCGTCGCTGCGCCTTCTGGCCGTGGCGATCTGTACCAGGAAGGCGCGCGCTAACCGCATGTCACGCTCGGGATTGCTTGGCCCGTTCGGCTCGCCCAGATCCCGCGTCACGCCGTTCTCGTCCGTCCACGCCCCCACAGGCTTCACCTTCCGGTAGCGCTCGATTGCGACGACCAGATCTACGGCCGCGCGCCCGAGAGCCGCCCGGGCCTCGTCCTCGGGAGGCCTCACCGGGCCGCCACGGGGTCGGGGCGCCGCTCGTTCGGGGTCGGCGTCGTGTACTGGTAGGGCTCGGGCTCGGCCTTCACCGCCGACGCCTGAGCAATCTGCGCCACCATCGCCTCCAACCGCGCCAGCCGGTCATCGCCAGGGACGGCGGGGGCTACCCCTGGGCGGACAGCCGGCAGGGTGCCCGTCACCACGGGGCCGCCGAGCAATGCCTCCTGCGCGTCAGCGTAGGCCAAGAGATCCCGCCCGATCTTCCGGCAGGTCGCAACCTCCGAGGGGCCAGCGACTGCCAAGAGCGGCAACAAGAACACGCCCGGCGGGTTGTCCGAGAAGATAGGTACGAACCCGATCCGGGTATAGACGTCGTGCTCGAACGTGTACTGCTGAGCCTTCTGCTCGATCGAGAGGCTATCTGGTAGGGGTGGCATCCGTGGTTCTCCTCACGTCTCAAAAACATGGCCGCACTTGGGGCAAGTCGCGACCTTCGGCCCATCATAGGCCTGCGGGCCGTCCTGGCCCCCATCTACATCGGGCGCTTCGATCTTCCCGACCTGGATCTCATCATAGCGTAGCTCGGCAAAGAGATCCGGGGGGAGGGCGGTTTCCAAGAGGCTCACAAGCCCGAGCACGTCCGGCGTGAACTCGCCCGCGATCGCCGGATTGTTGAGAGCCAGGTTGAGCGCCTTCTCGCGGGTCTCGTCCAAGTCCACGACCACGACCGGCGTCTCCTCGACCCCCATCTCGGCCAAGGCTTGCAGGCGCTGGTGGCCGCCGACGACCCGGGAGGTCTGACGGTTCCAGACGATGGGTTCTACGAGCCCGAACTCCTTGACCGATCGGCGAAGCCCGGCCATCGCTTCGGGGTCGATCGTGCGGGGGTTGTAGGGCGCCGGGTGGAGATCGGATACCCGGCGTACCTCAAGCCGCAAGCCGGCAAGCTCGATGTATCCTCGATCATCCGCATGACCGAGAGCGGCCACGATCTCGGCCGACTTTGGCCCGTGGATCATGGCTCCGCATCCCCGGGCGGCGAGCCCTCGAACACGGGCGTCGCCGTCATGGTGCCTGTGCATTGCCCGCACTTCACGTCGAGCGAGAGCCCGTGCGGACAGGTGAACTGATACTCCGGCTCCGGCTCGCCCGGCGGAACTTGCCATGTCGCCCTCACGGTCGTCCCGGCGATTGAATCGGCTACCGCATAGCGCTCGTTGAGATGCCGCACGACCCGCGCGCAGGCCGCGGCATCGAGTGTTGAGAGCACGGCCACGATGCGATTCAAGGCGATGGCTTCGGGATCGTATCTCGGCCTACCCATCGGGACCATGCCTCCCCCAAAACCACATCACAACCGCGATCAGACCCAAGAGCAAGAGCGCGCCGGTCCCGACCCACATCCTCACGTCCAGCGCAGATTCCGGAACGCGATCTCCGGGGTGCCGCCGTAATCGCCGAGATGATCCATGTTCCCGCAGCTCACCGAGTAGGGATTGGTCGTCTGCGAGTGCACCGTGACGATCTTCTCCCGCGATTGGCCGTCGGCCGTGAACCGCATCCACATCTTGTCCGCCGCCCGCCGCTCCCATTCGAGCGCAATCGCGATCCACTTCCCGACCCCGGCGTTAGGGATCCCCGTGTCCCAGATGTCCACCACGGCATCGCGTCCGCCGTTCCGGATATACCAGCGGTTGCCGTTGCCGTCGAGGTTGTAGGTATGGATCTTCCACTTCGACTGTGAGCTGATGATGTCCGGGCGGAACCAGCCTTGGAGGTAATTCGGGCTGAGCGCGCGCTCGCCCGACTGCGCCGTAAACAGGTGTCCGCCACCCCCGTCCTGCGGTATCTGGGCCGTGCGGTAGAAGACATCGATCGAGGCTTTGCCCCGCGCCTGCGGGCTCGTGGCAAATCGGCGGTAGCCGTTCGCGTTCGTGCCCATGACGCCGACCCCGTTGTTGTTCTCGCTCTTGAACTTCGGGGGCTCATCGATGCAGAACTTGTCCCACCAGCCGCTGCCGGCGAGGAAGCCAGCGAGACAGGTTCCGGGAACGGGCTCGGGCTCAGGCTCCGGGTCGGGACCTGGATCGGGCGGGGGTGTTACCGACTCGTTGAACGTCGCCTGAAAGCAATCGCTGATCTCGTTGAACTGCGACTCCGGGATTCCCTTGTCTTGCAGGCAGCGCTGGAACTCGGAGAAGAGCGCGAGCGTGATCGGCTTCCATGCCATGGGTTACTCCTTAACTCGGCGCTGGCAGAAAAGATGACGGCATGGGGGGCTCGTCCTGAACTTCGGCCGCAAGCTCGTAAGCTTCGTCAACCGCCGTTGCCGAGTGCCCCGTGAAGGCAATCCAGTGCTCAGGCCTCGTTCGGCTGGCAGCGACGAGCGCATACATGGCCTCAGTATCATCGGCGAGAACCGAGAGCAC